ATCGCACTCCCAACGCCTTGTCCAATCCACAGATAGCTAATGTTACCACCTATTGTAACACTATTACTCTCGAACCGAAGTCTTACATAACGGTTGCCGCTTGATGCGCCCGTGCCGCAACCATAGAAATAATAGTAGGTGCTTTTGTCATCATCAATGCTGCTGTTGCCAAAATTGACTGTCCTATGTGCCCCTGTTGCCAAGTCGAACGTGAACGTGCTAGCAAGGTTCACGGTATTGGTGGCCGGCGAGAGGTTGATGTCGCCAGTAGTGGTGGAAATGGTGGCCTCCGCGCCGAAGTTCAAGCCCGCAAATGTGGGCGTCGCGCCGGTATGTATGTCCTGAATAGTATCCAGTGCTCCACCATCAACCTGCAGGTTGGTGGTATTGTAATCGAGGCCGATGGTGTAGCCGCTGACGGTTATCGGCGCCGCCGCACTGTATACTATCCTCCGAACAATCTGTGCCATCAGCTCACCCTACCCCTCGTGGAACTCTATAGTCACGCCTATGTCGGCCGCAGCCCCGGTGCGGTTGATCGTCTTCAGCAGGTACGTCTGCGAAGTCGCCAGGCCCCACTCGCTCGCCGGCGCCGCCATTCCGCCTACCCTACATGGATTGTGTCCGGCTACGCCCTGGTATATCTCTGTTCCCACCGTGCTGAGCACGCCGTCGCGGTAGAACGTCCAAGCCGCTGTCGCCGCACTGTCGCGGTTTAGGTTGACTGGGGTCACGCCCGTGCCGGCCGTGGACATTACCGTGCCCTCGTAGAGCCGCACCTCCACGCTGTCGCCACCCTCCACGCCTATGACCGCCCAGCATTGGCCGCCCGCGGCACCAGATAGGTACAGGCAGGTGCTTGCATTACTTGCCACGCCGCTGTAGATATAGCTCACCAAGAACCGGTCGCCCGCCGCAACCTGCAGCCTGCGACTGTCCTCGGCCCCTACTGCACCATCATTAGTAATCGCCGCGGCATCCGTACCATCCCAGAGCCGCACCTTGGCAAAATAACTCATTCCCATTCACACCCCTATATGATGTACCAGTCGCTCCCGTCACAGACGACCTGCAGGCTGTTGTACTGTGCCGTGATTACCTGTGTATCCTGCCCGTCTATGGTCTCGCCGCTGGCGGCTGATAGTACCACCTGGCTGGCCGCCGACCCGGCGATTTTCTTGACATGGTAGCAACGCCACTTCACGCTGTCAGCCGCCGGCAGGTTCACCCGCACTTCTCCGCCGCTGGCATCAGCCAGGATCACCGGCTTGTCGCCTGCCGTGTAGCTGCCACTGTAGACCGTACTGGTCGCCAACCCGAACGGCCCATCCACCACCATCAGGTTCGCTGTATTATCGGCAAGCCGCACCAGCTTATCGCGCGGGAACGTGCTCGTGCCGCTCCCGTACACCCCGCTAATCGTATTGCCCGACATTGTCACGTAGCCCAGCCGCACGGCGTAGGTCGCACCGTCGGGATTGGTCAGAGGCGAACTAGTCAGCCGCGCCACGAAGTCCACCGTGCCCGAGGTCGGGCTACCACTGTTCAGGCGTGCGAACAAGTAGTTGGTGCTACTTGCCTGCAGGCCGCTTATGGCTTGGCTACCGGTCGTCACGCAGTAGCATCCGCCAATTACACCTTGGCCGCTGGTGATAGTGCTGACCCCCGAGGCCGCCTGCCAGCCGGCAATCACGCCCTGGTTACGCGCTGCATCCACTGCCCTCCCCAGGCGGTCTACGGCCCACGGTATCTGGTTGAAGTCCGCCGACAGGACCTCGCTGTGGTCACTGAATGTCGGCAGGCCAAACATGGTCGTCGCCATTCATCCTAACCTCCCATCACCGAATGCACTCGACGGCATCCCGAACATGAACCACTTGCGGAATACCGGCGCCGTGCCCGATAATTCCCAGTAGCCGATGCTTTGGCCCGGTGCCACTGTCCATCCCTGCTGAAGCCAGCGGCGGGCAGCCATGGCGGCATCAAGCTGCACTGGCTCCAGTGCCCGCAGGCCGCGCCGCAAAATATCTCGTTGAAAATCCATTATGCTACACCGTCCCGATGTACTTGCCGGTCAATTCCGTTCGCGCTTGGCGGCCCTTGGCAACGCGATGCTTATAAGCAATGATCCTCCACTTCTTGTCCAGCGCCCCCACTTCTGCCAAGCGCCCGTCAGCCCGCGTCGAAGTCGTGGAGAAGACTTGCCCGTACCGTACCCCCGCAATCAGGTCAGTCTCCACCGTGCAATACTCGGCAAGGCCGGCCCGCTCCTCGTAAATGCCATAAGCGCGCCCCATGGCGTCGCTCATCGTCTGTATGCCCATGTCTCGCTCAGCATAGGTGTGGGGCCAGCCGCCGGCGAAGGTATCGGCGGAGCTGTTGAACATGTTTTCATCCCAGGCCATCGCCGCCACTCGCCGCCACGGCTTGCTCGCCCCTTCCACTACTACCCAGTTGGCATAGCGGTCCACGGAGGCCGTATCCCGGTCCACCCGTATGGAGTAGATGTGATAAATGCTACTACTCTCGTCCGGCGGCGTCTTCTCCTGCAGTTGGTAGTCCACGCTGGTGCTGCTGAACGGCCCATTCGTCCGCGTCAGTATTTCAAATTCCGTTGCATCGTAATCTACGTACAACTCGCTCTGCCCATCGGCATGCAGTATCTGCCGCACTACGTCCAGCCATGGGCGGCCAAATTCGGGCAGGTACCGGTCGTCCTCTGGGTCGTAGTCTTCAATCAGCATGTCGCCGCTACCGCTGCCGCTGATTTGATTGCTATGAAATCCGCAGTGTCCCAGGATCCAGGTGAATGCACCATCGCCTGTGCTCCAGCCGAAGTCGGGGCTATCGAGTAGCACCTTGATATCCTCAAGTCGGGCCAAGGCATCAAACACATAGGCCTCGGCGGCCCGCGGCCCTCGTGTCCGCGCCCTGCGGCCCGGCGTCACGATCCAGCCCGCAAACACGAGGTCGCCGTCGTTGCTCCCATCATCAAGCTTGCTACCCAGCTTTATCTGCACGCGCTGGTAGTCCTTGAGTGATGAAAAAGTCCGCTCGGAGTTTTCAAATACTATGCGGCCCGTCGCCGGGCGGAAAGTGCCCGGCCAAGTCAATTCCACTTCCACCACGTCGCTAACCGTGGTCGGTGTCGGTACAGTCTCATATGAATACACATGAGCCGCTTGCCAAATCTGTGCGGCCAGCAATTGTGGGGCTACATACGTGGTTACCCCGCCGTGCTCCCACCTGTACGGCTCCAGCGTTACTTTCCAGGCCCGTTGCGTATCGCCGAGGTCTACTACCGATACGCTGACGTCAGCCAATATCTCGCCCTCCGTCTCGCTACCCTCGGGGTCGGCGCGCACCGGCCACGAGGCCGTCTGCACATTCACCGCGTTGGGGTTGTCCGCAACTTTGTAGCCAAATTCATAGGGCTGCGATTGTATCGTGGGCGTGATACCATCGGTGCTGTTGGGCATCCAGATGGGGTAAACCGTCGCCGCCCACTGGCCCACGGTATGTTCTATCGACACCGGGCCGGAATACACGTGCCGCTTGACCGCGAACGAATGCCATATGCCAGCCGAATCATAGGCACCCTCGGGTATCATCCAGCCCTGGGCAACCGATTGGAAGCCGTCCGTCGAGGCCCATATCTCTCCGCGCCAGCAGGCTATCCACACAAATAGCCGTTGTCCTTCCTGGATGCCCTCTACGGGCGGCAGTCCCGTGATGTTGGCATCTACCGGCTCCAGCGGCTCCCAGCGACTCGTCCACTGGTTCCAGAATGACATCCACGGCCCCCAGCCGCCATATGGTATCACCAAGCGAAACTGGCCGCCGGGTCCACCTTCATAGTTGCGGCCGAAGTATATCGCCGTGTACTGCGCATGGTTCGAACCAGCACTCCCGCTGGTCTCGCCGCGCCATAGGCTCACGCAGATAACCGGGTTGGGCGGGTAGTACCAGGTCGTCTTGAGGCCAGTCACCGCGTTGGCCCCGTCGTACTGGTACATTATCTGCTCTCCATATTGGGACCCCGTGAGCACCGTCCAAGTGCCACCGAATGTCTCATAGTATGAGCTGCCCAGGCTCGCCGCCTGCCCCATGTCGCAGAGTGCCTTGGGCACCGCCACCCCGTGCTCTCCAACCTTGGTCAAGTGCACGGCGGCCACCGGCTGCGAGCCATAGCAGCCAAGATTGCTATAATGCGAGGGGATAAAGTAGGGGATTATCGCGGCACGGCTGTCGTGCACCTGCGCCATGGTGTCCTTGCGGCCGAAGCCGCCCACCCGCCCATATTGCAGGTGCCTGTCGTATAGCTTGACCTCGTAGTATGGCCCTATGCGTTTCGGCATTAGCTCACTTGACTCCAAGTCGCGCCATCATCGTAACTAATCCACGTCTCCAGGTCGCCGCCATGCGGCACCACGGCCACCAGCGGCCTGCCCTGTGTCCTCAGTTTGCATATAGCACAGCGTGCATCATCGCTGGCAGTCGTTATCACGGCCGAGGTGCTTGAACCATAACTGAGCCGGGTCACGAAGCCATCCAGCGATCGCGTGATGTACTGCGCACCGCCATTGTACCAAGCCAGGTACTGCACCTCGTTCGCCTGGTCAATGTCTGGGTGTTTGCCGGTGATCGCCACTGTTCACGTCACCTGCTCCCACGTGTTGGCGTCCCCGTCCTTCTCCGACTTCCAGACCTCCACCGTGGTCCCGTCATATACTGCCAGCCACAGCACGCCGGTGCCGGCCTTGAGCACCGCGGGGCCACGGGCTTGGCAAACCGGTATCGGGTCGCTCCATGGCTGGCTTACCGAGTTGCGCCGCCGCAGCCAGATATAGCCGCTCCATTCGTAGACAAGGAACAGGTTGCCCACCGGGCCCTCGCATAGGGTAGGCTCCATTGCCCCTCGGCCCGTCGGCGGATGCAGGAAATACTCGCGATGCACGGGATCGTACAGGTTCTCGAATCCCTCTGCGGCCGTCCACATTGCGTAATGCCAGCCCTCGGGCTCCAGCGGATCGGAGACCCACCGTCCATCGGCATCTGTGTCATACTTGCCAACCAATATCACGTTGGGGTCGGTCAGGCTCCATTCTCCGCCATAGTCGACCGAACGCTTGTATACCGCCACCGCCTCCACCTGGTTGGTAAGTCGCTTTATGCCGTCGGTCACCAGCCCATGTGCCTTCCCGTCCAAGAACTTGCGGATATGGAAGTTGTACACCACCCCGGGCGCCATCTGGAATGCCCCGACGGTACAAGCCATTTCCAGAGGCGCGTCCACGTCAGGGTCATACTTCAGCCACCACCAGTAGGCATTGCCCGGTGCGAACAGGTAGTTGCCGTCACCGTCCTTGAATAGTGCATCGTATCCACTATCGGTAAAGCTGGCACTTATGCCTTCCTGGAAATTCAATTCCTCAGCAAGGCGCCGCAGGGTCTTGGCATATGACAGGTCGCTCGGCGTGCCGCTATATGTCGGGCAGTGCTGCCGAAACTGCGTGTGCTTGAGCGAATACTGCTCGTTGATTTCAAATTGCTCATAGCCGTACTGGATGGGCACAATATCGGCACCGCAATGCAGTGCATGACCCGCCGTCCAATTCTTGGTCCAGCGCCATGGCCGCTTGAATTTCCACTTCGGGCCTGGGTCGGCACTTGGCCCGTCACAGAGGGTCATGTTCTGCACATCCAGGGTCCAAGTATCAGTGCCGCTGGCTGGCACCGAAAAGCCGCTGATTTCTATCTTCTCGACGTGCGACAGTGCCCCGCGCACCAGCCCGCCTTCCGCCGGCACGCGCAGGTCTATGTAGTAGTCCTGGTTGCCCGCCCCCGACAGGGTATTGCCCTGGTAGTCATAGCTGTAGGTGGCCGTCTCCTGCTCGCCGCGTGCATACCAGAACGCTCCTTCTGGGCCATAGCGGTACTCCCAGCAGGTATAACAAGGGTCAACCACCGCTATCAGCCGCCGGTACGTCAACTGCACGGTAAGGTCGCTGTCGCGGGGAGCATTGTATTTCAGCCGCAGGTACGAGTGGTTGCTGTAATTAGTCACGTCCTCGTCGGCTGTCAGGGCGGCATAGAGCGGGTCAGTTGCCGGCACATCGCTGTTGTCCAGGTTCGCTTTCAGGTAAATCGGCCAATCAGTTTTGTATGCCAAAGTATCATCGTAATTCGGCGGCTGTAGCCTATCCATCTGGACCCAGTAGCGGCTCGTGAGCTCGCGGTACAACTTGGGCTCGGTCGCCGTTGACGGGATTTCGAAGGTCACGGTTGTATTTGTCTGGTTCGTGACTACCAAGCCCCCGGAACCCTGCCACTGCGTCGGCGGCGCAGACAGACCCGGCGGCAAGTGCACGTTCACGCTGTCATGGCTTATGTCCAGGATCCCCGCGGCGCTCACATATGGCGTCTGCGTATAATCATCTTGCGTCAAATCCCAAATCGCTATGCCGCAGACCCGATCATCAAGGCTGACATCATACGTATCTACAAGCTTGTCCTCGGCGCTTGAGTTGACGCCATTATCGGGATCCTCGTACCATTCCTGCTTGATCCGCACGGTTTGTAGGCCCGCACCGAACACATCTTCCTCGAACCAAGCATGATGTGCCTCGGTGTAATAATCACTCTGGCCCGCCCCCAGGTAAATACGGTCGCCGGTAAGCGGGTCCTTCAACCCGAATAGGTCAAACTGTATGGGGTTGTCAAAGTCCCCGTCGGGGTCGTCCCACTTGCCTGCCTCAATGTTGAATGCTACAATCTTGGGTACCCGGCTCCATCCTGTCCATGTGATGTCGTTGGTGGTCGCCGCGGTCTTGTGTAATCGTATCGTATTGCCATCGCCGTAGCAGCGCCAGTACACGGTCTTTCCGCTGGGCGGCCAAGGGTCTTGGAATTCATCTCCGTCCCACCAATGGTGCCAAGCGCTGTCGTAATAGCGGTCGTCGAGAGCATTGAGCTTGACGTCCTGCCCGTCCCATTCCACTGCGATACTACCGTAATTCGTGTCAAGTTGAGCCGAGCCAGTAGACCCGTACTGTATCTGATAGCTGGCTTGGAACGTTGTCGGCCAGTCATCGGGCAACTCCCCAACGCCGGGCCCGCCCGTCCAGGTGCCCTCCGCCGACAATGCCCCGAACGTACCGCCGCTGACCGTGGTATCGTCTGCGAACCAGTGGTGCCGCGCCACTGTGTCTATGATATCACGTGTCTGCCGGTGCGAGTATTCATAAATGCCGCCTCGGGCCCGCAAGCCCACGTTCTTGCAGTACAATGAAAAGTCGCGGGTCAAGCTACTGAAGGGGCCATACCACATTGAGTAGGCAAAGCCCGTAACCTCCCAGCTTTCGTCTATCACTGGCCCCGGTGCCGAGATGTAGACATGGTAGCAGAACCAGGTGTACTGCGCCGGCGGGGGTGGGTCTTCTCCTTCTGGCGGGTTGTTCGTTACCCAATCAATCCAGTCGTTTACCGCGTCCTTCGCTGCTTGCGGCCAATCGGCCGGCGGCCCCATCATCGTGCCGCTGCCGTATTCGACTATGACGACTGCAACGCCCATGGCCGATAGTTGCACACGCCTGATTATGCCGCTTGGCGGGCCGGTTGCTGCACCCACTGGATTATCGTCTATGTTCTCCAGGGTCAGCGTGCCCGACCATGTAGCCTGTTCAGTTATCGCGGTTTTGGCCCAGTCTCCCCAGTTCAGAGCCATCAATTGACCCCTTGCCGCATGTAGTAGGCGTTACGCCCCACCTCATCCTGTGCCTGCACTACCTCTCCCTTGACCCATCCATCCGGCGCTTTGATCCAGACGTTATGATAGACAGTCATGGGCGGCGGTGATTGAACAGCACCCTCAAATTGCCACGGCGCCATGATTGCTTCGGGCCGAATTGAGGACCAGCCAGCGCCGAGTTGTGCTCCAGGCCCGAGGGCCGCGCGCTCTGCTTCTACCATCGCGCGAATGCCCGAAATGTATTGCTGGTAGTCGCCGGTCTGGTAGCCAAGGGCTGCTTGCTGCCAGGCTGTGCGGTACTGCCACTGCAATGCTTGCCGCATCAGCGGGCTAGCCGGTTGCACCCCAAGCTGTTGGAGTACGGCCATGTAATTGCTCGTGCCCGACTGCAACCGATTGAGCGAACTGGCATACTGCTCAACGGCCATGCGGGCCCGCTCGACAGCTTCTGCCCATTGGTTCTCCGCATCAGTAGCTTCCTTGGTTGCCTCCTTGGCCCGGTCCATCCCCTCGGCCATGCGGTCTGTTTCCCGTTTGTATTCGCCGAATTGCCGCATTTGGGCCCGGATTTCCGCCCATGACAGGCCCTGTTCGCCTCTTCCGTAAATCCATGCCCGTAACATTGGCCCGATTACCGGTAGCGCAGCCGATAGTGCCAGCCCTGCCCATCCTCCATGAGCACGGCCGCCGCCCAGCTGACGCTGGGCTTCGGCCTCTGTCTCTGGTAACTGTTCAGTCGGAACCACATATCCGCCTGGCACTGCCCAGCCGCCCATGCGCCGCACCTGCTCCTCCTCGGAAACAACCGGGCTCCACGGCGCCCATCCTTGCCGGCTCGGCAGTGTGCCTTGTCGGATGAACGTCCACGGGAACCTCGCCTCCATCTCGCGCTGGCCCTTAAATGCCTCTGCAGCATCCCGCAGTGCGGGAGCAACATCATGCTCCCATACCAGCCCAAATCCGAGGATAGCCCCGGCTAGGAGTGTAATCGGATTGACGAGGCTCGTAAGCGCCGCACCTATACCCACACCGCTGGCCGCCCCTGCAGCCCTTGCAGCACCCGCGGCCCCCGCCGCAGTGATACCTGTACCTGTTACTGCACCCTGTATTCCTATAGTCCGCTGTAGTTCCAGGTTGTAGGTGCGTAGCATCAGCGTCGAGTACTGCCACTGCCGCCATATCGCCGCCACTTGTAATGCCACGGCACCAGTGGCCGCCGCTATCCCGGTAAGGCCGCCCCCAATGACTATGAACCGCTTCATGCTCGGACTGAGCTTATCGAAGTCGTACACGAGTTGTTCCACGAACCCGGCAGCCTGCTTCACATAGGGTAGCAATACCTTGCCGATTTGCTCCGCAGAATCACCCACGACGTTCTTCATTTGCGACAAGGCCTTGCTCGCACTGTCCGTCTTGAAGGCGATGTCCTGCGTCTCGGTGCCTAATTGCTCCAGCACCGCCCGGAAGCCCTCCGCCTTCAGCTTCGCCGGGTCGATGTCGATACCGATACGACGCAATTGCCCCGCCTGCCCCATGCTCGCCTTACCCAAGGTCTGCGCCGCCTGCTCCACCGTCATGCCAATAAAACGGTAGGCCTCGGCGAGGTTCAGCGCCGCCCGCGTGGCCTCTGCCAGGTAGGGCCGCAGCTTGGGGTACGTGGCCATGAGTGCCTGTGCCCGGATTATCTGCTCGTCTCCGAACCGTGTCTGCTTCTGGTATGCCGCGGCAAGCTCAATGAGGGCCTGCGCCTTGTCGCCCAGGATCGTGGTCAGTGCCTTCTCCGCGTCCTCCTGCTGCATCGCCTTGGAGATACTCACTGCAGCCATTCCGCTCACTGCCGCCGCGACCCCACCAGCCAGCATTGAATAGCGGCTCATCAGCATGGCCTGTTGCGACATCTGCTGCGCCCGCAGGCGCATGGCTCGCAATTGCCGCTGTTCGGCCTGCGCCGCCACGTCGAGTGACTGTGCCGTCTTGAGCATGGCGCGCTCGTAGGTCTCGACGCCTTCCAGCTGCAACCTGGTTATCAGCTCGTCTGTCACAAGTGCCATTGTTCAGTCACTCAGCCCCGTGCGCGTCCCAACTCTGCCTGTGCCATGGCCCGCGCCCGCTGTTGGGAACGTACATCTGCCTCAGTCCTGCCGCAAAAGACACATTCGCGCCGCGGCTCGATATGCTTCTCGTAGCAATCTGGGCATACGTAGGCATTTTCCTGCTCGCTAATTACCCTGTCAGCAGCGACAGCCGCCCAGAAAGCACGAGCGGGCAGGTCTCCTGGGAGTTCTGCGGGCAGCCGGTGCAAGCGCCGGATACAGAAGCGATATGCTTCAAGCAGCCGAGCACCGCCGGCAGCATCTCGAAAAAAGCCTCCATCCGCTCCAATGTCCCCTCGTCCTGCCCGTCGAGTTGTTGCGAGAGGCGGCATATCCGCGTGATTGCACCAATCGGCTGCCGTTCCAACCAGCCGAAATGCGTCTTGAGGTCGAACAGTGGTGCCGGCGGCTTGCCGTTCTCGTCCAGCTCGCCGCTGACGCGCACGGCCTCGATGACCCGCCGCACCATCGCCCTGCGTAGCTTCGCGTCGGCATCGAGCGAGGGCAGAGCTTCCATTGTCTCGCGGATGCGCCCCTCGGCGCCTATGTCGAGCGCCCAGACCCACACCCAGCGCCGCCACTCCGGCACCCACAGCTTGCGCCGCGGATAAGCCGATTCCACGTCAGGCAAGTCATCCAGCGACAAGAAACGCTCCTCGGTCTCTTCGATTTTCTCTTCCTTGTCGTTCATCATTCACTCCCCCTGCATGCCGTCGGTTATGGCACCGACAACGTGTTAATGCGCACGGCGACTTCCTGGTTGATAGCGCCGCCCTTGGGTGCCGTCCAGGTGCCGCGTGTCACGAAGCCAGCACCAGACAGCACGACACTGCCAGCCGGGTCCGTAATGGTCACGCCCACGCTGGCAGCACTTGACGATGCACTGACTACCATGCTCAGGAAGTGCACGGTCGCATTGTAGTTGGCCCGCCCGGTCACTACCACCGTCGTCTGGCCAACGTCCACCTGGGCAATGTAATCGGCCAAGTCAGCCACGTCAATGGCCTCGTTGTCCATCGCCACCCCAACCTCGGTCAGCTCTGCGCCGGTGTAGCTGCCCACGGTCAGGCTGGCCCCGTACCCGCTCTTGTTTGCCATCTTGACACTCCTCTACCTATGGATTCCCCCACGTGTCGCAATTCAATGGGCGGTCAGCGGCCGGGGGAGCAGAACCGCCACGGCGCCTGGTCCCGCCCTACGGCAGGACTGCGCCGCCACCGCCCAATCCATTCACTTGCGCAATACATCCAGCACCGCCTCGCGGAATCGAGGCAACCTGTTAGGCTCCTCTTCACGCACTGCACGCTTGCGCCACGGTGCTATCCGCCATGATTTTCGCTTGCTGCCTTCTATCGCGTCCGGGTGGCCTGCCGGCAGGCCCAGGTCATGCCGTGGCAGTGCATACGCGGCATCATTGCGTATTTCCGCGATTAGGCCGTATATGCGCATGCGCTCCGAGTTGCGCAGGTTGCCTGTCCGGCGCCATTTCTTCTTGCCGCCCTTGACCTTCAGTGTGCCCGCCTTGGTCCGCACCTTGATTGTCCTGCGTACTCGCCGCCCGGTGCCTATGCTGTATTGCGCTATGTCCTCTGGTATGCTGTATATCTCCGAGTTCAACAACTCCTTGCAACGGCTATACACCCGGCTGGTATGTTCCTTGAGTGCTGCCTCCATTGCCACCCTCACCTGTAGACCGCGCTCCTGCATTAGCTGCTTAAGCTCCTTGAAGCTGTTTGCTCGTGCCATGTCAGTCTACCCCGTGTTGGCTGGTGGGCAAGTTGCCGTGCCGTACCTTGCTGTAGTCGTCAGTCTTGGTCTCATCCACGCCGATAGAAGTCATTGTCCATGCCAGTCCTGGCTCCTCCGCGGTCTCGGTCTCGAATGGTGCTATCAGCTCGTCGTATTGCCGCCGGTGCCAGTCGATAAGGTTTGCCAACGTGTTCAGGTCTATGTATTCTGTCGGCGGCGCTTCCTCCGGCCGGCTGGATAGGATATTGAGGCGGCGCGAGAGGCACAAGACCATCGCCATGTGTAGTTCCGCCTCTTTCAATAGTGCGGCATCAGTCGCATCCGTCGTTGCATACGTTGCGTCTCCCACGTCCTTCTGCAGCCTCGCTGATGCCCGCGCTATCACGTCGTCCAGGTAGGCGTCCAGCTCACCCTCGATTTGGTCGTCCCAGTCAAACTCACCCGGCGTGAAGCGCCCCTCGCGCCGCAATTCATCACGTGTTATGAGTGCCATTGCTCACAGTAACTCCTCGTATACCTGCCTCATGCCCTCCACGGTGCGGCGGATATCGAACCTCTCGCGCACCTCCCGGGATAACCGTTCGCGCCGCCCCGGGCCTTCCTCTTGCCGCTCCAGCCATACCTTCTCGATCGTATCGGCTATCGTGGCGGGACTGCGGAAACAGGCCTCGTGCGTCCCGTCACAGAATTGGCTTACAACATCTGCACCGCACGCCATGGCCTCCAAGGCCACGCGACTCTCGCTGATTACCGAGGTGAGGACGATGTCGGCAGCGCGGAACACTCGCTCGATGTGCTCGTGTATGGGATTGAGGCTCCCCACCACGTAGCGCAATTCCGACTCGGATATGACCCGCCGTATCGCCTCGCCCGGCTTGGTGTCGGCGGGCGGTATGACGTACATGTGCAGTCGCGCCTCCGGGTGACGCTTCTGGAACTCGCGCGCCGCGAACCATAATGCAAACGAGTCCTTGAACAACCGGAACTGGTCGGCAATCACCAGAACGGGATCGCCGGCAAGCTCCTCCTTTGGACCCTGCGGCGTGAACCTGTCACCGAACATGATGCCCCGCGGCACCAGCCGCACGCGGCTCTCCTTGCGCGGGCCGTCCAGTGCCTGCCAGTAGGGTAGCTGGTCGGGCCAGAACGTCACGAAGCGCTGGATGCACTGCTCACCGAAATACCGCAGGCTCGTAGTCCAAGGCGTGGGATTCGCCGGCTCCAGCCCGTACAGCTCCGACTGCCACGAGTACAGCGGGTGACCGTGCAGCAGGAACACTATCGGCGTGCCGTCGTTGTAGGCCGGCGGGTTGATACGGCTACTCAGCACGTAGATGTCCGCCACGTCCTTCCACTTGCTGGTGACCGTGCGGAAGTCGCCGTCGGCGTGCACCGTCTCCGGCCGAAAGGCACACACCATCTGCGCGTCGATACCCGCGGCCTGCTGGGCAATTACCAGGTCCTTGGTCGTGTGGTACATGCCGGAACGGTTCGGTGCGAACAGCGACCAGTGCAGTACCTTGATGCTCATGCGCACTCCCCCTTCTCTGCGACCAGGCAAAAGTACGTCTCGTCAAGCGGCTCGGAGCGGACTACCGTGCACCCGCACTCCTCGACCAGGTATTTCGCCACTGTCTTGGGGTGTACCGGCTCCTCGTATGGTTGCGAGGCGTCGCCCGTTCCCCACGGGAAGGTGAGTAGCAGCCTGCCGCCCTCTGCAAGTTGCCGCGTCAGCCCCCGCAGGACCTTGCGCCTGTCCGCGGAGGGTATATGCTCGAGGGCATCGAACATGCTTATCGCCGCCCACGGGCCGCGGGGCACTTGCTGCCTGATGTCCAGCTGTAGGAACTTTGCCTGCGGCGGTGCATGCTCGGCGGCGAACTGCAATAACCGCTTGCTGATGTCCACGCCCAGCACGACGCGGCCCGCCTCCGCCGCGCGCGCCACCACGTAGCCGGCGCCACAGCCCACGTCCAGGCATTTATCCCCGCTCTTGGTATTGTCCATCAGCAGGCCCAAGCAACGTTGCTGCCGCGGGTTGCCCCACTGCTGTGCCTGGTGCTCGAGGTGGGCGTCGTAGAACTGCTCTTCCGTGGGCAGCGGCCCTGCGATTATGTCGGCTAGTTCGGCATTGAGCTTCGCTGCATCCCAGCGCTGCGCCCATTCACTCATCTCGGTGGACAGCTTGGCCTTGCGCGCCTCGCCGTACCGTGCCCAGCGCCGGCATAATATATACAGCTCCTTGGGGCTACCCCAGACCCACCGCGCGGGGTACATGTGCTTGGCTCCGCGCCAACGGTTCACCAGCGGCACCAGCCCCGTTGCCATGCCCTCCGCGACCACGGTATGGCAGCCCTCCTCGTTGCTGGCCGACAGCACCAGGTGGTGCTTGCCCATCTCCTCGGCAAGCTGCTCCTGCGGCATCGAGGGCAGGCCAGTCACTCGCCCCCGCAAACCCAGCTCCTCCACCAGGTCTTGGCAGTTGACGTGGTACTCGGGATTGCCATAGCCGGTTTGCTGCCCGCCGCTGCCTACCACGGTGAGGTGGAATTCCTCGGGCAGGTCGGCCAGCATCTGTATCGCCGTGTACTGCCGCTTCTTGGGCACCAGTTGCCCGGCCAACAGTATCCGCCACGGCGGTTCCCAGTTGCGTTCGCGGAAGGCAAAGCGCTCCAAGTCCACGCCCACGTGCCCCAGGCAACGCACCGACTTGGGCATTTGGCCGCCTGCTGCCTCCAGCCGCTCGAGGAACCGCCGCTGTACATGCTCGGCAATGAATACCAGCGTCTCGCAACGCCCCCACGGCAGCTTGTAGAGTTCTTCGTTGTACAGCTCCACGCGGTGCAGGCGGACTATTACCCGGCCGGGGAACTTCTCCAGCACCACCGGTAGCGGCCATTGGGCAAAGTCCACGAATATCACGTCGCAGGTTGCGAACATCCCGCCGAGTTGCATCATGTTAGAGGCGAGGTCGGCGGTGTGTTCGTACAGCAGGCTGTTCGTACAGCAGGCAATCGCCCGTGTGGTCACGCTTGTCAAGTTCCGCGATAAGGCCCTTTGCGAAGTTGAGGTTGCTGCTCGCTACTCCTATCCGCATTGCCGCTCCCCCTAGGTGGTGATGGGCCACTCGTTGTCTTCTTTCCGATAGTCCTTAATCCACTTGAGCGGTGGCTTCCCCGAGCCTGGACACGGTGTGATCCCGGCTGCCCCCAATTCAAAAATGGTGGGTGCGACACATCCTCCTGGCTGGCCCGGGCCAGGCAATTCATGAGCCGGGAGCAAGCCTCCGCTGTCCTCGAACATGGGAACTTCTTCTTTACATACCCCGCATATTGCCCATCCAATGAGTCGCGGTCCAACCCCCAAAGTTCCGCTACAACTAGCCCACGACATTTTCACTCCCCCTTTGTGATTTTATTCCGGGGGCCGTCGAGTAATCGCGACGGCCCCCTGTTTTCTAAACGTGCGCCACCTTGAACAGCGCGTAGGCAGTTATCCCGCCCGCCGTGCTGCCGGCTTCATGCACGTCGATGAGCACCACGTTGCCTGCAGACGCGGTCGTCAGTGTCCCGCTGCTCACGCCGCTGCGCGTCTCGAATGCATCCACGGTTGACGGCACGTTGAGCTTGCTGCCCGTGCCGAAGACCGAGTTCGCACTGGCCGCGCTACTCGACGCATTACTCAGGATATGGCAGTCGAACACCGCCGACTGCGCCGTCATTACCGTGCTCAGGTTCACGTACAGGCCCACGAACGTGGCATCCACCGGCATCCCGAAGGTGCCGATCCGGTCGCCGTCACTTGCCGTGCCCGCCGCCACGAACGGCCCCACCACGAAATAGTGGTTCGGGTTGGCCAGCTTGGCGTTCGTCACGCTCGCCGCGCTCAGCTCCGAGGTGCCCACGGAATTGGCAGCCAGTTCGGTCGCGTCAATCACGCCGGCCTTGAACCAGGCCTTCATTGGCTTTGCCATGTGACCACCTCCTTAGAGCACCGCATTCACGTCGAGGACCTGTACCGCGGTCGCGTCGAACTTGCGGAACCCGACGTAGTAGCTGAACGTGTGCCGGTGCACCTGGCGGGTGATGAGCCTGTCGGCCTCCTCGATGAAGCCGCCGTAAGTGTACCTCATCATGGCCGCCGAGCTGTCGAAGCCGATAACCAGCCGGTCAACATAAGACGAACCGCTCACGCCACCGTCCCACCAGAAGTAGCGGATGCCGACCGGCGTGGGAATGGGCAGGCTACCCTGGCCCGTGATGTACTCCACGTCGGCGAACTCGGCCAAGTCCGCTATCAGCTTGAGGTCCGTGGCACCCGCCACCGCCTTGTCCAGCTGGTAGGCGGGATTGCCTGTCGCGTAGAACCAGTTCAGCAGGTCGCTGAATGCGATGGTCCCCGCAGAAGCGACGTCGGTGTCGGTGCTGTCCGTCTCCGCGGCCCCCGCCGTGGTTCCATCTCCGGCTATGGCGATATTCAATAGCATGTCGGTTTCGTTGATACCTATCTGTTGCCCTATACGGGTCAGCATGTTGCCGACTGCATCGATGTTCTGCGAATCCAGCGACTCGTAGCTGAACTGCAACTGTCGCCCGTACTTATACAGGGTGATGGTACTGTCCGCCACCGAGAATTCCGTGGCCGGCAGCTCCGCACCCTCGTTGGTCTTCAACAGTGTGCGATCGGCCGCAGTGTCGCTGAAGTACAGCGCCGTGGCCCGCGGGCTGGATGCTGTTTCATCGGCAAATACCAACTCGCTAACCAGCGAGGTTTGTAGCCGCCCCTGCTGTATGCGGGTCTCGACGTAGGCCGGGAAGAGGGCCGTCACCCCCGTATCCACGAAGAAATCCTTCAACGTGAGTATGGGGTTCGACCCGGCAGCCTTCGCGATGTAGCGCTGCACGTTGGCCCGCTTGCGCGCCCATTCGTGAATCTCGGCACGCCGCCGCGGGCTCATCAGCTCGGCATTATGCTCGGCCGCCTTGCCACTGCCACGGATGCCGGCGATCAATTGCTGCTCGTAGTATTTCACCGCCTCCGCGTCCTGCACTGGGTCGGGCGGGTCCAGCTCCAGCAGGTAGTCTGCGCCGCCTTCCTTGCGCCTTATCTGCGCCTCTGCGTAGAAAGCGCGCGCGTCCTCTTGCAAGGACTTGTATATTTGTTTGTCAGGTGGAGAGAATTTATATGCCATTCGTCATCGCCTCCTATCGTACCGCCACCAAGACTTCTCCGGAGGCGGGAACGTCCTTCGCCACGACGCGAGCCTTGGCCACCGAACTTGTCGCCGAACCCGACCCCACGACCTTGTCGTACGTGGCCGAGCAACACATCGGGTAATTGCCCAAAGCTATCGTGCCGGAGTAAGTCACTTGGATTATCTTGTTGTAGCCGAACCAGCGAACCGTGGCCACGGTGCTGTCCTCGCTCAAGGCGATGACCTCGCCCACGTGCTCGAACCCGCGGTCGGTCGCGTGGCTGTTGATTGCCATGTTAGAGCTGGTAGACCATTCCACCAGGTCTCCGACTGCGATGGCCGCAGTGTACGTATCAACCACCTTGCAGGCGCAGACCAAGCAGTTATCGTAATTCGGTCCACCGATAACTGGAAGTGCCATATCAATATCACCTCGTCCTCGCTATTTCCCCCTGTTAGGCCATGAGCGGCCCGGTGACGGTTACCACCGTCTCGTCGTCGGCGCTGTCGGCGCTGTCGCCGGGGTCACTCTGCTGGCCGTGTGGCCGCTCCTCGTCCCAGAGCTTCTGCCAGCGGCTTTGCAGTTCCAGCAGCTTCTCTGCCGGCATGGAGGCCAGGTCCTCGCCGAATGCGGCTTGCAGTGTCTCCAGTTCCGCCTCGCGCTTGAGCACGCCGGCCAGACGCACGACGTCCTCGACTACGCGAGCCCGCAATGCCGCGGCCTCCTTGGCGGAATGTTCCGCCGCCTTCTGGGCTTCTTCGGCCTTGGCCTTCTCCGCCTCTAGCGCCTCCTGCAGTTCCTTTACCTGTGCATCGTCCATCGTATCAGCTCCTTTGCCCGCCATGTCTGTGCCGCCACCGGGGTCCGGGCCCGCCCCAGTCGCCAATATGCCGAACTCGCCCGCCCTAAACACCACGTGGTCCAAGTCGGGCCAGCTCCCTGTCAAGTCTATGAATGCATCAAGCCCCATCTGCTGGTCAGCAATCTTGAACTCCGGGGGTTCCTTGTCGAAAACCTTGTAGCAGCGAACCAATTCATCGTAGCAAGCTCGCCGGTCCTCCCTGGGGATGTCCACACCGCCGCGCGCCCCAAATAGGATGGCCATGCGGCTCGCCACTTGCCTCCAGAACAGCTTCAGCCTGCCGTCATTGCGGATGGGATCACGTCGCGCTACCTTCAACTTGTAGTCGTTTATGCGGTCTCCCGGGTCGCGCCAGTAGACGTTGCATTTCTTGGCATTATCCCAGTTCGGTTCCCGGTCATTCTGCCAATTGCCCAGAATCGTATGGATGATTTGCGCCTCGCTCACGCCATCCGGGTTCCAACGCGCGTCCTCCGGTGCAGGTGGGAGCCTGTGAGGCGTGCCGATGTGCGCCCCCTCGCTCATCTTACCCTCCGGTTTGGCGTCGCTATCCAACCCCGGCACTACCAACCTCGCCTTCCTTGCCTGTGACACTTCCGGTTCCTCCTCGCCCAGCTTGAGTTTTTTCGCGGCCACCAAGTCGCCGCTCATGGCCGCCTTGACTACCTCGGCGCCATACTGCGCCCCTAGGTACACGAACGAGCCTTCTACCGCTTCGGCCTTGCCGCGGTAGATTACCCCGCAAATCGCCTGGCTACCATCCTCGGTAAGTGGCGTATCCGAGGGATCGACGCACTCCTCCAATGGATACCTGTTCCCCTTGATATGCGGGCACTTGTTCTCGTCCATGTAGTTTTCCTGGCAGATGCTGCATTGCATCCACTCGTAGAAGAACCCTATGCTGACGTCACGCCATACCCCTGCATCAATGCTTTGTCGCATGGGTTCATTGGCTGCTGTTTTCACGGTATACCAGTAGGCATTCAGCCACTGCCAATCATTTTCGCCCTTCGGGTCCTTGCCCACGCGTGCATCATAGAATCGCCCCAGGGGTGCCCTGCCATGGTCGTGCCCCTCCATCACGCTCTTTCCGATGATGGTCTTGGCCAGTGCGCGCAGCGTTCCGCGGCTGAATCGCTCCAGTGACCGGTCCCACTGGTCGTTTGCCAACCGCATGCGCCGCGTGTACACCTGGTCGGGCGTGAGTGGCTCCAGGGCGTACTCGTTGATCAACTCCATCTGGTCCTCGGTAGGCTCGGGGCCGAACCCATCGGCCTTCAGTGTCACCGTCTTCACCATCAAGTTTGTCACGGTCGTCACCACCAACTCCTCGCGGTGCTCTTGCACCCAACGTTCGCAACTCTCGCGGTCAGCCCAGGTATCGCGTGGAAATAGCACCGAGCGCACCTGCCACACCCCGGAGCGGGCCAGCGGCGCCCAGCGTAGCACCGGGCTACCGGCACCCCCCGCGGCGGCCAATCGCTCGTGGCCGCCCCACTCCTGTCCGCTATAATTCGGATTCGGGATTTCATACCAGCGCGCGCCGTCCACGACTGGCCCCCTTTGTTGCATACTTTTCTGCATCCAGTACCACCAGCTCGCCGCAACGCGGGCAACGGGCCTTGGCCTTGACAACAAACGGCCTGCCACAGCGCGGGCATGTCACGAGCCACTGCCGCGGCATTCGCGGGATAAGGACCTTCACTCGTCATCGCCCCCGTCGCTACCATTGTCGTCCTCGGCGGCGCACTCCAGAGGAGGTAGCTCGCGCCCGGCCAGCACCGCGTCCAGCCGGTGCCGTGGGCACAGCCATACCAAACGCCCACCGAGCCGCACTGCGTACCATGCCGTCTCCCTGCAATCCCTCACTTCGCATTCCACGAGTAGTCTCTCCTTCTCCGCAATCCGTCGGCCGCGTCCAGCAAGTCACCCAGCCTGTAGGACTCACTGCAATGCTGGCAGGTCACGATCCTGTCGGGCATGAGTGCGTGCCAATATACGTCATGCCCCTGCTCTACCGGTATCAATAGGCCGCGCGTCCGCAATGGATGGCCGCACATGCACACGAAATCGATAAATTGCGCCGGGTTGCCAGCGACCAGCGTCTGCGGTGGCACGTCGTGCGTCACTACCGCCCCTGCACCCACGAAGGCATATTCGCCTATGGTGCGCTGCTCGGCACACACTATGACTGCACCAGCACCCACCGTACAGCAGCGCTTCAGCAGCGTGCGACCCCACTTCTCCGCCCGCCTGTAAGCCCGCGGGTAGCGCACGTTGGTGAAGACCGCCTGCGGGCCGATGAAAACGTCGTCCTCGCAGGTGACACCGTTCCACAGGTTCACGCCGTTCTGCACCTTGCAGCGGGCGCCGACCACGGCCTCTTCGGCCACGTAGCAGCCCTTGCCGATTCGCGTATTCATGCCTATTTGGGCACCGGCGCGCACGTGCGTGAAGTGCCAAATCACGACCCCGGGCGCTATCTCTGCCCCCGGCTCGACGATTGCCGTCTCGTGGTGCCAATAGGTGCCGCCACCACGGCACTCCGCTGCTACCATTCCCGCGGCCGTCACATCCTCAGGCCTTGCCATGACCGCCTCCCCCCTTCAGCCGTGGCTCCTTGGCCCACGCCTTGCAGGCGCGCTTGAAGCCGTCCAGGATTGACGGGGTCACTGGCTTGGTGGTTACCGGCCACGACCATTCGAGTATACCATCCCTGTGGCCGCGGGTGCATGGGCCCATAATGCGCAATCGCACGTGCCCAGGCCGTGCCGCGTCCACCAATTCTGCATCGAAGCCCTTGGGGAGGACCCTCTTGACGGCCTCCAGTACTGATTCCTTCAGCTCCTTGCTGGCCTCTGGCAATCCCTGTCGTTGTCTTCGTCTCATTCGTTACTCCCCCTTTGAGTATTCACAGGCCCAGCCGCTTCATCAGCCGCGAGTAATCGCGGCGGCGGGCCGCCTGCCGCTTGTCGTAGTGATAGCCACGAGTCTTTATCCCAGTCGCCGGGTCATAATAGAAGAACTCGATTTGGCAGCACGTGTCATAGCATGCCACCTCCAATGCATCCCTGCAGAACTCCCGTAATGCCGCAATATCATCGTTTCGCGCATTGCGCCATTTTTTAATTGCCTTCTGGTACAGGTGTCGCGCCCAGATAAAGCTACGCGGTCCTGCGTGCGCGTCCCAGGATGATTCCGCCCGTTCGATATTCTTGCTCGCCTTGTCGGCCTGCTCCTGGACTGCGACTATCAGGGCTTCCCCTGCCTCCGCGACTTCGCCCTTCTTGGCCCGTCGCAATGCCGCCTTTATTTCTTGTTCCAGTGGCAGGGCTATCTCGACCGATTCAAGGCCTTCTATGCCCTCTCGTATCAACTCCGGCAGTGTGCTCATGACTACTCCCCCTTTGTATTTTGTCACTCTATCTCGACCGGCTGACCCACCTTCAGTGCCCGGTGCGCCACCGACAACATAGTACTCAATGCAGGCTGGAACCTCTCGGGTGCAATGTCCAGCAATGCCGACAATGCATCAATCAGTGCCGGTAAATCCTCAACAGGGAAGCTCCCTTCCCACGGCGATTGCCCCATGAGCACTGTAATATCTATGCCATGCCGCACGGCTGCTTCCGCCGCCCAATTTAGCAGTGACGTCATAAATGTTGCCGCACAAATGTCGGCACCATCTTCGCTTGCACCTACATACCAAGCTATCATTCGCGCCACCAAATCTCCCTATGCCATTGCACGCGGCCGCTCGGTTCCACAGTCGCCACATGCTCCATACTGTTGATCCTGAAACTTCCAAAGCCCTCTTTAATATAGACTTCGGACTTATTCAGTTCGTCCACCAGTACAACGCAGGTCCGGGCTGTGTAGCCCTCATGCATAGCCAGCCATTCGGCCTTGCGCCGCTTCGCGTGCGGCCCCATCCTGATTTGCATGTGTTTACTCCCAGCCCGCTTCGTCTTGATTTCCCAGGCTTCCTTGAGCTCGGGCTCGATACCGTCAAATGGTGCAGTATGCTCCGTGGTTTCCAGTCGAAGCAGTCTGCTCGCCAAACGTTCGCCATTATCGCCCAGCTCCTGGTCGCGCAATTCCACGCAGATTGGAATGCTCCCGATATCCCGCGGCGGTGGAGGCGCTTTCTCGGCGAACTTGAATAGCGAGGGCCGGCAAACCCATGCCACGCGATGCGGATTGCGTTCGGGTGCATCCAGTCCAATCCGTGTGGGCCGCCCCAGTTCATCGCTGGCCGAACGGTTCTGCACCGCGTCAAATCTCGCCATTGCCTCCTCTCGTGCCGCTTGGCAAATCCAACACGCAGTGCTCGCCACGTCGGGCAGGATGTAGCCCGTGTCAGGGTCGATGGTGGTCGAACACACGCAGTTGTGGCAAATAAGCGTATCGCTGCTGAATGTGCCGTCTTCATCAACCTCAAAATCATAGACTGGGCCGCGATACCTCTTGATTCGCACATCCAAATTGCGTATACTGACAGCATGCGAATACGAGCCACCACCCGCACCCGCTTGGCAGAACTGGGTTTCACCGGCCCTGATGCCCTTCTTGACTATATCCGCGACCGCTATTGGGGCAAAGGCTGGACCTTGAAGCAAATTGCCGCAAGCCTCAACTATAGTCCGTCCGGCGATTCGGCCATATTGCGGACAATGCAACACCACGGGATACCGACCCGCCCTCGCGCCTCTTGGTGCAAGGGCCTCACCAAAGAAACCAGCGAACTTTATCGCAGGCACTCCGTGCGAATGCGGCGCGACAATCCGATGAAACGCGCCGGCGCACCCGAAAAGGCCGCATTGAAGAAAGCGCAAGCATATCGCCGAAATGCCCCAGCGGCGGAGCAATTCATACACAATTGGCTTGAGAGCATCAACATCCCGCACGAATTTCAAAAGCCGATGGGCAGGTACGTCTGCGATTTCGTTTTCGAACCATTGCGTAAGGTTGTGGAGATAGACGGCCGAGCCCATGAGAACCGGGATTACAGGGCTCGCGACAGGCTCAAAGATCAGTACCTGCAACAGCAGGGCTACCAGGTCTTGCGCTTGCCGGTACCGCGTGGTTGCAAGGACTTCGAGTTTCTGAAGCCGCAAATCCTGGCCTGGCTTGGCTTGCAATAACGAGCAACGTTTCGCCGCCGCCTCGGCTATTGGCATCCATCCATCCGCGGTCGCCACAGGGTGTTCAGCCGTCAGCGCACACCGGCCAACCTCATATATCAGTCCATCGTATTCTTGAACTTTTACGGCAGTCACCCGCTTATAGCGGCCCCGGTGTGTCAAGACCATATCCCCCGCCCTGATGTCACAGGCTCGCTTGCGTCCATCGTGGCAGTCTATCGTGCACCATGGCGCTGCCGAATTCGGATGGTATGGCGGGTACTCCACGCCTTCCAGCTCGCTGTAGCCCTGAGCCTTGAACTCCTCCCGCCGCCCCTCGTTCTGCGCTATCGCCACCTCTGTGCGCGCTAACCGTGCAAACTCCCAGCGCTTGTAGGCGTCGAAGCGACGCGACAGTTGCCGCGATATTTCCAGCGGATTGAGGCCCTCGCGCAAACCGCGCTCGATGATTGCCGTCACGCTGTCCTCGCCGCGGTACAACACGTCCTGCAGGCAGCTCCATCCGCGCCGGCTCAGGCGCTCGTAACCCTCGCGCAGGAAGCGGCGGAGGGGCAGGTCATTGCGCATTCCAGACAGGGCCGTCTCCCGCCCCACGGTGCGCGCCGCATTCTCCACCCCCACGCCGAAGTTCACGCGCAGGGTCTCGGGCAGGATACCGGGCGATGTCAGCCATTCGTCGGCGGACGTTGCGCCGCCTGTGCACTCCTCCATGTACTCCGCTATCGCACGGTCAAGCTCGTGCAATTCCACGGGGCCCAGGCCGGGGATGTCCACGCCCTTGTGCCCCGCTCGCCGCCTGATGATTGCCAAGGTGCGCTGCTTCAGCTTATCTAGTGCCGCGGCTAGCCTGCGGTAAGCCTCCTGCTCGCCACGGCGGTGCTCGGGAAACCGCGCCGGCTTGAAGTTGCGCGGGAACTTCTCGACTGCTTGTAAGTGTTCAACATTCAGGGTCATTCCGCCGCCTTGCCCTGTCTTCAAGTTACACTATGATGGGTATCGCTCCCACAGGCGCTCCGCCGTATGCTGCGCTTGCACGGCCATTGCGCCGGGTTGCCCGATTATCACGGGTTGGTCACCCACAGCCACCGGCTCGCGGTAGCCCAGCAGTTCCGCCGCCTGCTCGCCGTCGATGAAGCCGTTAGCCCAGTCGAAGGCCAGGTTCAATCGCCGTATCTTCCCCGCCTGTGCCTCCATCAGCTCCGCCCGCGCCGTCTCCACCATGTCTTGCAGTGACACCGGCTCCCAATCAGGCCGTATCTCGCCCCGCGCCCCCGTCAGCCGCTGCCACCAGTCCACTATCTGCATGAATGGCGATTCCAGCTCCATGCGCACGTAGTTTATCATGCTGATTATCGCGTCCGCCTGCTGTTGGCTCAGCCGCTCCGTCGTCGACCACTGCAACCCCAGCATGAACGGGGCCAACTCCAGGCTGCTGACTATCTGCTCCTGTATGGCGCGGAACGTCTCGCGGAACTCCAGCTCCTGCACTTGTGCGCCGATGGGGTTGACCTCGATGTCGCCCTGGAAGCCCGTGAAGAAGTCTATGATGCCCTGGTTCTCCCAGCGCGCCTCCATCGCCTTGTGCCATGCACTCTGGTAGTCGCTCACCGCGGCCTCCAGCAGGTTCTGTGCCTTCTCTGTCTGTATATCCGGGGGCACCGTTATGGCGATGTGGAAGGCCGGCGCACCGTGCCGTTGCCACTTCTGCCGCGTGGCGTTCTCCATGATTATGGCGATGTTCGATACGAACGGCAATGAACGTAGCAGGCTCGTACCCTGTGGATTGTCGCCCTCCACGTTCAGCGGGGCAAACACGAACAGGTCTTGGCGCGGGAACACGTCCACGTCGCCGCTCGCATTGGCCTGCCCCAGTACCATGCGCCCGTCGCGGCGCGTTATTCGCAGCTTGCGCGGTGGCACGATGGTCAGGTAAGACAGCTCGCGCCCGGACTGGCTGAGCACTATCTCCGCCGCGGCCCGCCCGTATTGCAGCATGTGATTGATGTAGGCGTAGGAGAACTTGTGGAAGCCGCGTATCAGCGAAGTATCGAGGAACCCGACCTCGCGCATCCATGCGTCGAGTGCCGCCTGCGTGGTTTCATTGTCGCACTGCGGCTTGAACCCGCTGCAGTAGCGCGCGAACTTGCGCAGGCCCGCGTCGATGAATGGTATGCCCTCGCGTATCGCGTCGTAGACGTCGTAATCAACTTTCAGGGGAATGTACTTGCTCCATACTCCAGACCAGGGGTTGTCATAGCTGCGCCGCGATACTGCGCTTGCTACCGCCTGCCGACTGCCGTCACTTGCCGCTTTTCGCCTGAAAGGCCACACTGCCGCGTTCTCCAGTCTCAGTATTTGCCAGTCGCATAGGCGAAGGGCCGCCCGCGCTCCCGTGCCAGCCACAGGGCCAGCAACAGGCTGTCGAGGCGGTCCACGAACTCACCGCGTGCCTTCTCCCAGCGCGCTGTCTGTACCGCCCGCAGCAACTCGCGATCCTCGGGATTGAGGGCCAATGCCGCCGCTTCAACCATCTGCACCGCGTTGGACAGCAACACGGTTCGCGGGACCCGCTGGTGGCCGCCGCTGCCCGTCACCGCTTGCCCGCCGGTGAACGTGATACGCACGTGGTCCACGTCCAGGTTTTGTGCCACCCCGTAGCCCACGCCCGTGTAGTCTATCGCCACTTCGCCGCCCCAATGCCGTTGCCGCTTCTCAATCTCCGCCTGTAGTGCCGGCGCCGGTATCCGCCCCCATGCCGCCTGCTCTATCACCCGGTAGGGGCTTGCCGAGCAGTCCAGCACCGTCACCACCGATTCGTCGCGCCCCTCGCCTGCCACGTCCACGCCGATGGTCACGCGCGACGGCTCGCGGTCCCGGACCTCCGGCCACAGTTCCACGCAGGCCTGCACTGCTTCCGCGGGGAACACGTTGGCACCCGCCGACACGAATTCGCACTCGTACTCCTGCGCGAAGTCGCGGGCCGTCATGTGCTCCAACTGCCGCCGCTTCCACGCCGCGTCACGCTGCGGGTGCACGTGCCAGGGCAGGCGGAATGCTTTCCAGTCCGAATCCTCGCGGTGCACCGGCCCGACGCCGCCCACCTTGGCCGGGTCCGTATGCTGCGACCATAGGCGCTCGAACAGGTCGCCCTCACCGTTCGGCGTGCTCACCACCAGCACGTTGCCGGTGCGCTCAACCGTGGGCTCGGCTGAGCGCCACATCTCCTCTTGCCAAGGCAGGTGTGCCGCCTCGTCGAGTATCAACAACCCGGCCGAGAACACGCGGCCCGCCTCCTCGCTCGACCGCTCCCCGACGATCCGCGAGCCGTTGGAGAATCCCAGTTCCATCTGGTTGTCGACGGTCAGCGCAGGCTTGGCAGACTTTCGCGCAGTCAGATAAGCTAGCCGCGCTATCCCTATCAGCTCACGCGCCGCATCCGCGGTGCGGCTTATCACTAGGGCCAGCCAATTGTCAAGCTCCAGCGCTTTGGACAGGGCATATATCATGGCGCTGGTGCTAATGCCTATTTGCCTGGCTTTGCACACGATATGCGGCCCACCGCCATCAAGGGATCGGAGCAATTGGGCCTGGTAGTCGTAGGGCAGGAACGGTGTAGTGCCGCCGGCCGGGGCGCGGACATGCGGGCAATACAGCGCGCACCAAGCAACAGTATCACGGCGCGCCCTCGCCCTCGCCATCTCCGTTATTCTCGTCTTCGCCTGCTCCGGCGCTATCCTCGCCTTCGCCATATGGTGGCACATACTCCCCCTTGGCTATACGGGCTAGGGTATCGATATCCAAATCATCCTCAAATGAGACGCCGACTTGCATATCCCCGGAATGCTCCACCCGATCCCGCCTGCCCCACATATCGGGATAGCGGCGCTCCAGAAACCAGGCCAGGGCCTGCCAAGACCCATCAAGGCCTGCCCGCTGTATGCCTGCAACAGCCCGTGCCACTGCCTGTGCCTGCGCCTTTTTTACAGCCTGCAAAAACTGTGAAAACGGCTCCTCGCCGGCTTCGCCACGCTCCTGCCAATAATAGAACGTGCGCTCGCTGATGCCCACCATCTCGCAGACATGAGCCACGTAGTTGCCCATGGCTAGCAGGTTGCAGATTTGCTGTTGGAGCTCTGGTGTAAGCTTTGTCGGGCGACCCATAATTATCCCTCATTCAGCAATCCCTGCTTCTATTATACCACGCCATATAGCCTGAAGTTTACATTGCAGACTTGAAAAGAGGCTATTTACCAGCCCCCCGTGGTCCTCCCAGCCAAGCGGTGATATTATCAACCGCCCGCCCCAGCAACCGCGAGACCGCTGTCGGCCTCACTCCCATGCGCTTGGCCACGTCTCGTTGCGTCGCACCACTGAGCCAACACAATCGAACTGCCTGCTGTTGTCGCGGGGTGCACGCCGTGCTTATCGCCCGGTCGATATCTGCCTTTATGAGTAGCAACTCCACCCAGCCGTCGCCCCTTCCCCCTCCCCTGCCCACCGGGGCTTCCGGCAATTCGCGGGCCTCCACGGCGCATTGCCCATAGCATGCCTCCCGTAGCTCCGGGTACCATTCCAGCCAGTGGCGGACGCGGGAACGGCAAGCCCGCAGGCCGTCGGGATTCCTGAGGGTCGCCTGCGTCCACCAGTTCCAAGTTGCCGGCTGCGATGCTTGCATCATCCAGCTACTCTGCCCCCGGCCGGGCGGGTATTGCTATTGTGATTTTAGCACGGCAACCGTGGCCCAAGCAAGGGTGCCCGCGATTGCCAAGGCAATGCAGGCTCCTCCCAGGTTGCGCTGGCTTTCGGACTTGGGGCTTGGTGCGGCCGCGGCCAGGATATATGCCATGCCCGCTATAAAGCCCAGAATCGGGACCATGAACGATATCACCGCAACCATCAGCCCGCCCACATCCATCTGCCAAATATCGGATTTTGCCGCCGGGCGGGGTTTTGCCCGCGCAGCCAGGATCATCTTCTGCTTTTCAAAGTCACTCTTGCGGAATATCTTGCCCATCGCTATCGCCTCCCGGTGCGTTCCAGTGCTTCCCCTGATATTTCACGGCTTCAGCGCCTTCTGCTTCCACTGGGTGATAGCCAAGTTTGCGAAGCGCTGGGCCTCCTGCATTGATATGTCGGCTTCGCTGACCGCCCGCGCCTCGACTGCCTCTCTGGCTCTCTGCACCAGCAACGACGGCAACTGTGCCAGGATGCCCGGTAGTTGCAGTAGCACTGCCCTCTCTGCCGCCGCCTGGGCTACAAACTGCTTGGTCGGCTTATCCATCTTGGTTCCCTCCTGCTGGTTTAGGTTAGGTTGCGCCATTTCCAATGCAAGACATTATCCACTGCCTCCGTGCCCAAGTGCCTGAACTCCGGATCGAATAGCGTCGTAAACCGCGCCTTGTCGTAACCGACCAACTCACATAGCTGATCGTAGATACTCAAGTATGGCAACTCATTACTCACGATATAGGCCCACACATCCATCCACGTCCAATTCTCCAAGGGCCAACATTCCGCAAGCGGGCTGATTATTTCCCGCCGCCTCATGCGCCGTCGCCGCTTCAGGCTTTCCTCCTTGCGCAGCCCCACGAAGGTCAAGTTATAGCCCTCTTCCTTCAGTTGTGGCATCAACTTGCGAATCATTTCCCGGGCCAGCACGCCGACTGCCTTGCGGCCGAGCTTTTCGTACTCATCGGAGGTCTCAATGCGGAGATTCCGCACTCCCAGCTTGTATGCATTGGCTATAATTTCACGGTGCAATGGCTCCGGCACATAATGGCGGCCATAATCCCAGTGTAGCACCATCACTGTGGGCAGGTCTTGTAGTACCAAGTGCGTCAATACCGTGCTGTCCTTGCCGCCCGAAAAGGCCACGTAGCAGGTAGTCCGCCACGTTGCATCGGCGATCATCGTCTTGGCCTGCTCCAGTCGCCACTTGTACTCTTTTGTCTCTGCCCATGCCAAGAATGTTTCCTGCCACCGGTCGGTCACCGCAACTCGACCTCCGCACCCGGCGGAGCACACAGCTCAACGGTATCAGCCGCCCAGTATGGCGCCCGCCAAGCCAATGGCACTGCTTCACTGTAGCTCTTCAACAATCGCACCGGTATGGGCCGCATGGCCTTGCCTTGCCATACGATTGAGTGGTCCTCCTCAATCTCCTCCAATTGCCATGTTGCTACTTTACCCCAGCCAATGCGAGTATCGTTGCCCAAGTGCGTGAGGTCTTCCAGTAACTCCTTCACCAACGACAGGTTGCCCCTGCCGTAAAACGTTACGGTGTGGCAAGGCACGTAAACTGCCCGCAGCATCCAGTTCCTGTAATGCCCGCTGCCAATGTCCACCCGGCGCTTGCCGGGAAACCCTGCCACCTCGAGACGCTTGTAATATTGCAGGCTACGGACATCGGGCGGTTCAAAGAAGCTCACCGATGCAAACGGCAACTCTTGGCGGTACACGATTACATGTTCGTAGCGGTGGCCTTTCCAATCGAACGCCGCGACTTGCTTCGTGGGGAGCAAGTAGTAGTCACGCCCCAGCCGCTTCAGCAGCCTGAGGTGGTGCAATAGCCCATCCAAGTGTATCCAGGGGTGATTGATATTGACCGGCGTCGCCATGACCAGCTTCAGCTCAAAGGAGACTGCCATCCGCCTTCACCTGCCTGCCACCCAGGGCATCAGCCAACACGTCCAGTACTGCGCGCGCTGCCTCGGCGTTGGCGGCATCGTTGCAAAACTCCACGTAAGCCGCACTATCCAGCTCCGGCCTGTAGTCGAATGTTACCCGGCCGTAGCCACTCGATGATTTCCCGCCTACCCAGGGCTGCTCCGCCCATAACTCTAAGGCCCTGCCCAGGCAGGCCGCCTCCGCGGCATTGGCATGCACCAGCACGAAGCCATGCACGAAGGCGGTGCCGGGCACGAACGTTTCAAAGTCCACTTTCATTTGCCTGGCTTGTTCGCCCTCCTCGCGCTCCTCATGCAAGTCATCACGCCGCGTCGCGAAGCTATTATCGGTGAACGTACGGATGCTGTGCTGCTTGCGGGGATCGTCAATGCCTTCCAAGTAAGCGGCATATTCAGCGCAAATCGGTATTGCATGGTCAACCTTCAAGCATCCGTCTATTATCTGGTTTCCTATCGCTGTTCCAAATAGCCCCACCGGCGGCAGCGCGTCCCGTAATGCCCTGCGCAATTCCAAGTCTACCTTGCCAGATGCCTCATCGGTGCTCTCGAGCAGGCCACCCGTGAATAGCGCATGGTGCAGCTTCGCCGACTTGTTCTCATAGCCAATCGCCGCGAGGAAGTCATGCATGCATAGTCGCCGCAACATGCCCCGAATCGCATTCCCGCTTATGAACGGCAGGCGCACATGCCTGCCCTGCGCCGGATCCCAATGCACAATAGAACGCAGTATTGGCGAGGAGCCGGTCTTCTCGTCGCCGAAATGGGCAATCGGCGATTGTGCAACAATGATACCCTCAATACGCTGTATCATTCATGTCACCTCCAAGGTTTGCTGGCCGCCGCTCCGCCGCTGTTCCTTCATCTC